TTTCATTTTAGTTACAGTTCCACTTTTTTAGGGATAAAGATTTTCTTGTTGGACGACCCTTTTCATCTTTCATAGGACCAGGCATTCCGCCCATACGAGCACAGAATGATTTTCTACGCTTTGCATCCTTTGAACCTGGTTTTAATTTTGAAGGTTTTGTTGTAACGGCAGTTTGTAACTTTGAACCAGGATTTTCTCTTCTATATGAAGCAACTCCTTTAGCATTTAAACCACCTTCAGGATTTTTACCTTCTTTTCTTTGCCAGGCAGCGGATGCTTCATTCATAAAGTTGCCAAAAGTTTTTCCTTCTCCAAGAAGTCTGCTACCAATTCCTTTACTTGGTTTTAGTGATTCTGGTTTGATAATATCAATAAATTCAACATAAGGATTTCCGTTTGCGTCTTCAATTGAAACTGATTCTTTAACACAATTTGGAACCAACTTTTCACCCTTCTTCTTCATACCAACTTTTTTATACCCAACCCAACACGCCTCTTCTACATCGTGCTCTCCACTTTCTAAGTAATCTGCAGCGGCATCAATATAATCTGCTGCCTTAGTAATTTTTGATTGAACCCAGGCTTCAATATTACCCTCACCTTTTAGTTTTCCACGAAGTCTTTTTGCCGCAGAAATAATTGTGGATAATTCGGAACGAGCCATAGAATATTCGTGGTCTGGTTCCTTAGACTCATTTGCCGGATGAACCTGAGCAATACTAAACTTCATCTGATTTGATGATAAACTTGAAGGTATTGAGAACATATCCCAATACTTGGGACCATATTTACATTCTTCTCTAGTTTCATCTTTTTCGCATTTGGGGCAATATCTAATCATTTGTGTCTCCTCTGTTTTAGTTCCCCAATTAGCGGCACCAACTTTACGACATTTTACAAGTGCTCCAGATGCATACGCACTTGGCCAAACATCATATCTTGATTTTACTTTATTGTAGCAAGCATCTTTTTTGCCACTTCCCTTTCCTTTAATATCCTTTTCTTCGTTCATTTTCTTTTTTGATTTATCGGTAGGAACATAAGTTGGTTTAGCAGCACCAGATTTTTCGGGTTGATTTGGGTCTGCAGCACTTTTTCTTCTTTGGGCAGATATTCTTTCAGATTTGGTCATACTTGCTCTTTTATCCGAAGAAACACACTTAGGCGTTTCATTTTCTTCACCTTCTTCACGGGCACAAGGTTCTCCAGATATTACTTCAACCCAACCAGGTTTTCCTTTTTTACCTTTTGATTTAGATTTACCAAACCAATCACGAAGACTCTCTTTAACATCCTTAAATTTCTTATGCTCTTTTTTGGCAGATGCTTCCATTTTCTTCAAACGAGTATAATAATCTGGGATTTCATCTAAATGCTGAAGAGCAATCTCCATCGCTAATTTATGATTTTTAGTATGTTCGTGTTCAATAGGAGCACCCATATCAAGTTGCTTCTGAATATCAGAGACCTCCATACGATGCTTCTTAGCAATCTCCTCCACCGTTTTATATGGTTTTAATTGCTCATTCATCTGTAAAAAATCTATTACTCTTTATTATTTAGAAAACCTTGCTTCAGTAATTTTGACAATTCCGAAGTAGACCCAACAAACACGGCATTATTGGTTACATTATTTGAAACTTTAGTATTATCTTCCTCAACATCTTTCAGTTTTTTCTGTAGGTCTATGAGTTTATCAGTCGTATCGGCAACACTCTTAATCAGTTGCCCCGCCACTTCATATGCTCTTGGACTACCACCCTCACCAGCAAGTTCCATAATTCCATTAATTGCCTCTTGACCTTTTTCAATTAATGAATATAAATTTGCTCTAGTATACTCATAATCCTTTTTTATGTCATTATTCTGTGCTGGAACAATATCAATTGGTGTGATAGACTTTTCTACCTCAACAATACTACTTTCAATATTCAGTGCTTTATCCAAATCCTCATAATTATTTTTCATAATGTATCAAATATCCTTCTGTTGAGTTGGACTATAAGTCTTAGAATCTGTAAAGTCTTGCCATTCTTCGTTAAATCCAAAATCATCATCCGGTCCTGCGTCAATTGGGTCCGGAAGAAGAGTATATCTCATCTCCCTCTTGGCAGTCGCAGTATTAGTGCTTGCATACATATCAACCTGAACCTTACGAATAAGACCATCCGTACTATCAGAAATAGGTCCGAACAGATAAGTTTTGGCAGTAAAATTTAATGTATATATTAAAGTTCTTCTAGTTGAATAATCTCCCTCATAATCATCTGTGAAGGATACATTATCTAAAACTACAGGAATATCTCTTTTTTCACCAATAGAATCAACTAAATCTACGGTTAAATTAAATGAAGGTTGGAAGTTTGGTAAAATCTGCTCAACTATCTGTAGAGCATCATCTTGCAACTTAGTCATAATATTTAATTGAAATCCAATATTATATGGAACAGGCATATAAACCTTCTTTATAGTATCACCATTACCGCAAGTTTTAAATGTCTGAGTTACATTTGCCTTTCTTGTGGGGTCATACTGAATAGAAGTCATTTCAAATGATATTCTAGGAAGAGTAATCTGAATTGGTTTATTTAATTCCGCCTGTTGCTCAATCCTAGCAAGAAACTTTTGCATAGGTCCATAACCAAGAGGAACCTTCATCTGACTGATTCCTACATCAGATGAATTTTGATGCTCAATATAAATGTCATTAAAAAGAGTTCCAAATGCAGTAACAGTCTTTCTAATAATTTGGTGATAAAAATAGGTTCCTAGCATTTTTTATACCCGATTATCAAATCATTATCGTATTATATATTTATAGTATCAATAAGAACCAAATGGATTAGATTCAGAAAAATCTAAAATAGATTCTGCTTCGGTCTGAATCTGCAAATTATCTCCGTACTTATCATAAGGATTCCAATTGCTATAAGTATTTACTGAATATTGGGCATTAGAAATTGATCCTGTGATTGTTTCACCAGGGAAAAATCCATTAGGAGTTACATTATTAACAAAAGAAACCTTAAGAATTTTAGTATCAAAATCCCAAGATTTGACCCTTGCAGTTGTTCCTGACCTAGACCCGGTTACAATCTCATTAAATAAATACGTCCCAATTCCAGTTAAAATTGGTGGTCCACTAATAGTTACCACCGGAGAAACCAGATATCCTACTCCAGGATTTAAAATACTTATAGAAGATACACTCTGAGCAGTACCAACAACCGATGATATTGCTGTTGCACTTTCACCGAAACCAACTCCTGTAATAGTTACATAAGGTGCTGTGGAATACCCAACGCCATTATCGATAAGATCTATAGAAATGACACCAGACCCTAAAGTTTCAATTCCGCAAGTAGCACCAGCGCCAGAACCATTTCCAATAATTGAAATATTTGGAGCAATAGTATATCCGGCACCAGCATTTGTTAATACTATCTGTTTTATAGCATAAAATCCAGATTTTAATTCTGTAATTGCCTTTGCCGATGCGTTTGTTCCGCCAGGAGGTGCGGAAGATATGCCGATGGTTGGGATGGAGGTATAACCATATCCATCATTATTCAAGGTTATTTGTCTAATATAACCAGTCCCAATTGTTGATGATGCTGTTGCAGTTCTTCCAAGTCCAATTAAACTTAATGTTGTTATATATCCTTCCTCTTGAACTTGAGTATCAATTTCATCAATAGTTGTGTCAATAACTTCATCCTCATATTCAAATAATTCACATTTTAACTCATAAACATATAATTTACCTAACTGATAAAATGGTTGTTCGTGTTCTATAAATTTAACCTCAAATAATCTTTGACCTAGAGGAAAATATACTAAATCTCCTTCTCTAGGTCTAGATGATAAAGCAATTTCCTCATCACTTTCTACTTCTAAAAAAGGAGAAATAAAATCCTCGAATCTTTCTTTAGAAATAATTAAACTTAAATCATCCTTTAAACTCATTCCAAACTTTGTAAGTATATCACCCTGCCCACTATATCCTTCATAATTATTTACATATGCTTCCAGCGCAAAATTATCATCAAACTTTGATGATGAAACTTCCCTAAGAATAGTTTCTCTTCTTACAAATTTTCTAGGAATATAAACTACTTCTACGCCATAAATTCTCAACTGTTCGTTGATTAACTCTTGAACAAGTCTTTGTTCATTTGGTGAACCCTGAAGAAAGAAAGGTTTTAGTGCCATTTTTATCCAATATAGTCGTAATGTGGTAATTCATAATCATGAGACATTCTTTGTTTTATATCAGCTAATTCTTTTTCGTC